CATCGCCGAGGCGCACATGTGGGCAGTGGATCTGCCGCTCAACCCCTCGCTGGCGAAGGACATCATCGACGGCGTCAACGCCAAGTTCCGCGAGCTGAAGGGCCTGGGCTACATCATCGACGGCCGCGCCTGGTACGCCGAGGACGTCAACAGCGCGGTCACGCTGAAGGACGGCAAGCTCTACATCGACTACGACTACACGCCGGTGCCGCCGCTGGAGAACCTGATGTTCCGCCAGCTCATCACCGATCGCTACCTCGTCGATTTCGCCGCGGCGATCGGCGGCTGACCCTTCCGCTAACCCACACACCCACAGGAGACGACCATGCTTCCCAGCGTCCTCAAGAATTTCAACCTCTTCAACGAAGGGGCCAGCTACATGGGCATCGCCGAAGAGGTGAAGCTGCCCAAGCTCAAGCGCAAGATGGATGATTTCCGCGGCGGCGGCATGAACGGCCCGGTCAAGGTCGATCTGGGCCAGGAAGGCCTGGAGATGGAATTTACCGGCGCCGGCATCCTCGAACAAGTGCTGCGCCAGTACGGCTGCACCAAGGCCGCCGGCATCGGCCTGCGCTTCGCCGGCGCCTACCAGCGCGACGACACGGGCGCGGTGCAGGCGGTCGAAGTCGTCGTACGCGGCCGCCACGAAGAGCTCGACCTGGGCGACGCCAAGGCCGGCGACAAGGGCAAGACAGTGGTCAAGAGCACGCTGACCTACTACAAGCTCAGCATCGACGGCAAGGCCGTGATCGAGATCGATCTGCTCAACATGATCGAGACCGTCAACGACGTCGACCTGCTGGCCGAGCAGCGCAAGGCCATCGGCCTGGCGTAAGGGGCGACCATGAAAACCATCACCCTCGACACCCCGATCAAGCGCGGCGAGACCGAGATCACCTCGATCAACCTGCGCAAGCCGGCCGCCGGAGAACTGCGCGGGCTCAACCTGACCGATCTGCTGCAGATGGACGTGATCGCCGTCACCCGCGTGCTGCCGCGCATCAGCGACCCGACGCTGACCGAGGCCGAAGTCTCGGCGCTCGACCCGGCCGACTTCACGACGCTGGCCAGCGAGGTGGCCGGTTTTTTGTTGCCGAAGTCGGCGCTGGCGTAACGGCGCTGCCCGACTCGGTCGAGAACGCCATGGCGGACATCGCCGCCATCTTCCACTGGCCGCCCGCCACCATGGACGGCATGAGCCTCAACGAACTGGCCGCCTGGCGCGAGCGCGCCAGGGTGCGCAGCGGAGCTGACGAATGAGTACGGAAAAGCTCCGCCTCGAGGTGATCCTCGCCGCGATCGACAAGATCACCGGACCGCTGAAGACCATCACCAAGGGCAGCGGCGAGGCCGCCCGCGCCCTGCGCGCGGCGAAGGACCAGCTCAAGGACATCGAGGGCCAGCAGAAAGCCATCGCCGCCTTCAAGGACGCCGACAAGGCCGCGGCGATCACCGCCAACGCCTTCAAGGGCGTGCAGGAACAGGTCAAGCACCTGCAGCGCGAGATGGCCAAGACGCCGGAGCCGACCCGGGCCATGATCAAGGCGCTCAAAGACGCCCAGGCCGAGTCCGACACCCTCAAGAACCGCCACGCCGGACTGATGGACCGGCAGCAGCGGCTCTTCGCGCAGATGAAGGCCGGCGGTATCGACACCCGCAACCTGGCCAACCACAGCCGGGATCTGTCGACGCGGCAGATCGAGGCGGCACGTTCGGTGGTGAAGCTCTCCGGCGCCCTGCAGGAGCAGAACAAGGTGCTGGCCAGAATGCACGCGGCCAAGGCCAATTACGACAAGTCGATGGCCACGGCCGGCAAGCTGCGCACGGCCGGCATGGTCGCTGCCGGTACCGGCGCGGCGCTGGGCCTGCCGGCGGTGATGGCGGCCAAGGATTACGCCACTTTCGAGGACGCCATGCTGGGCGTCGCGCGCCAGGTCGAAGGCGCCCGCGACGGCAACGGCAAGCTGACGAAGACCTACTTCGAGATGGGCGAAGCGATCAAGGCGATGGGCGAGCGGATCCCGATGACGACCGTCGAGATCGCCAGGATCGTCGAAGCCGGCGCGCGCATGGGCATCCAGGGGAAAGAGAACCTGCTGATCTATGCGCAGACCACGGCCGTGATGGCGCAAGCCTTCGACCTGCCCGTGGATCGCGTGGGTGAAAGCGTCGGCAAGATTTCCCAGCTCTACAAGATCCCGATCAAGGACATCAAGGCGCTGGGCGACACCATCAACTGGCTCGATGACAACGCGCTGTCGAAGGGCGGCGACATCATCGACGTGATGCAGCGCATTGCCGGCACGGCCGCCATGGTGAAGATGAATTTCCGCGAGGCGGCCGCCCTGGGCAGCTCCTTCCTGAGCCTGGGCGCCGTGCCCGAAGTGGCCGCCAGCGCGTCGAACGCGATGATCCGCGAGCTGTCGATCGCCACCATGCAGACCAAGCGTTTCAGGGGTGGCTTGGAGATGCTCAAGCTCGACGCCAAGGGCCTGCAGCTCGGCATGTCGCAGAACGCTACAGGCACGATCATGAAGGTGCTGGAAGCGATCAAGGCCCTGCCGCAGGAGAAGCAGCTGGAAGCCGCGACGCGGCTGTTCGGGAAAGAGTTCGGCGACGATGCCGCCAAGCTGGCGGAGAACCTCGACGAATATCGCCGGCAGCTCATGCTGGTGAACGAGGCGCGCGCCAAGGGATCGATGCAGCGCGAGGCCGACGCGCGCAAGGACACCATCAACGCCCGCATGCTGATGGCGAAGAACGCGATATTCAACCTGACTTCCGCCCTCGGCGAGCACCTGAAGCCGGCGCTGGTGGCGACGATGGAAAAGACGCTCGCCATCGCCCAAGCCGTGCGCGACTGGGCCAAGGAAAACCCGGCGCTGGCCAGCGGCATCATGACGGCGGTGAAGTGGCTGTCGATATTCGTTACCGGGCTGGGGGCGCTGCTGGTCGTCGTGGGCGCCATCGCCGTGCCCTTCGCCATGATCCAGTTCGGCCTGGCCGCGTTCGGCACCACCCTCGGCGCCGTGGCCGCTGCGGCATGGACCCTGGTGTCGCCGTTTGCCAAGATCGCCGCCGCCTTCGCCGCCGGCTACGCGGCCGGCACGTTGCTCAACGCCGGCATCGACTGGCTGGTGTCGAAGATGCTCGGGCACAAGACGACGCTGGGCGCGGCGCTGTTCGACCTGGTTGAATCGATCAAGGCGAAGTTCGGCGAGATGGTGACCTGGCTGGACACACTGCCCGGCCGCTTCGTGGCCGCCGGCGCGGCGATTGTCGACGGCATCATGAGCGGCATCGGCTCGCGCTGGGAAGCCCTCAAGGCGATGGTCACCGGTCTGGGCGACAGCACCGTGGCCTGGCTCAAGGACAAGCTCGGCATCCGCTCGCCCTCGACCGTGTTCGCGCAGATCGGCGCCTACACCATGGACGGCCTCGAGCAGGGCATCGAGGCGGCGCGCAAGGGGCCGCTGGGCGCCCTGGCCGCGGCGGCGAAACAACTGACGGCCGCCGGCGCCGGGCTGCTGATCGGCGGCGCGGCGGCGGCCGGCGGCCTGCCGGCGATCGACACGCGGCCGCCGATCTCCCCGGCCGGCATGATTTCATCCATGGCGCCGATGCACGTCGAGATCCACATTCATGCGGCGCCCGGGCAATCGCCCGAGAACATCGGCCGCGAGGTGGCGCGCCAGATCGAGCAGATCGAGTCGCGCCGATCCGCCGCCCGCCGCAGCCGCCTGATCGATGCGGAGTAAGCCGTGATCTCGCACATGATGGCCCTCGGCCTGTTCGTCTTCGCCACCGGCACCGTGCCCTACCAGCAACTGCAGCGGCAGACGCAGTGGCGGCACCCGAGCAGCTCGCGCATCGGCCGGCGGCCGGCGCGGCAGTTCGTCGGGCCCGGCGACGACACCATCACGCTGACCGGTACGCTGTACCCCGAGCTCACCGGCGGCCGGGTGTCGCTGGCGCTGCTGCGCACCATGGCGGACACCGGCAAAGCCTGGCCGATGATCGAGGGCAGCGGTACGGTGTACGGCCTCTACGTGATCGAGGAAATGAGCGAGACCGGAAGCCTGTTCTTCGCCGATGGCAGCGCGCGCAAGATCGATTTCAGCATGAAGCTGGCACGCATCGACGACGACCGCATCGACCTGCTGGGGGCCATCACCAGCAGCCTGCTGGCGCTGCTGTGAGCGAGCCCTTCACCGGCGAGCGCCAGGCCGCCTACCAGGTGCGCGTCGACGGCGCCGACATCACCGACCGCCTGCAGGGCCGGCTGCTCAATTGGACCCTGACCGACAACCGCGGCTTCGAGGTAGACCAGCTCGACCTCTCGATCGACGACGCGGACGGCAAGCTGGATTTCCCCGCGCGCGGCGCAGAGATCCGCTTCGCCATCGGCTGGACCGACACCGGCGTGGTGGA